ACGTCTATTGCCTTTGCCTGTCCAAGGCACTGTCATTTCAACTGATACTCTAGGTCCTTTAGCCAATAGTAAATCCGTATCCTGTGCCGCCTGGTACTGCTAAGCCGACTTCTATTATTAATTTTTCCATTTCTTGCTGTGCTTCGGCTTTAAGGCTTGCACCGTTTAAACTGGTGCCGCCTTGTGGTCCAGCAATAGTAGCAAATTTTTCTCTTGCTTCGCCTAGCATATATTTACAGCTTGCAAGTGTATAATCTTTAATCCACTGCTTGGCCATATAATCGCTCAGCAACTGGCTGTCTGGTCTATACATATACACTTCTAGTAATACGTCTTCGCCTTCGCCTGCTCTCGGACGCTGTAGTATGGTTAATTTCTTCGTTGTACTATTCCAGGTAAATTCAATAAACGACCCAAACATTCTACCTACTAGCTCTTGCTTCTGTGCAAATAACTCATAAGTTGCTAATCCGCCCATTCCGGATCCTGCAAGTAAATATGCATTTGTATAAGCAAGGTTAAACGGATCAAAATTTGATCCACCATCGCCGCTGCCGGGGCCACGCGAGCCAACGCTGCGTCTATACACCTTCTGAACTTCCATTATTTCATGTGGTAATGTGTAGTCGTTTTGATCTTCTAATAATTTTAATGATACATATGCTTCTTCTACGCTGTGATCGCTTCTCATACGATATTGCGTAAGTGCTTTAGTTAACCCAGTTTCGTAATGAATTGGATCAAGTTCAACATCAACCATTCCGCCGCCTAAAAATGCGTGTACATAGTCAAATATTTCTTGTTTCATCGTTACTAAATTATTATCAGTCATGGTGTTCTCTCCATTAGTATTTATCGATAAATATAAGTATGCCAAGATTAAGTTTATACAGACCAAATAAAACACAAGATTACGAGTTCCTAGATAAAGTTGTCTATGAACAATTTAGTATTGGAGGCACAGGTATTAATGTGCACAAATATTTAGGTCCTCTGAATCCCACTGAAGAAGAATCGACTGCTGCAATGCCGCGGTACGATGCAGTTAAAGAAACTAATATACAAGATATGTTGTTTCTAGAAAACAGAGACCGTAAATACGATCCGGATGTTTATAATTTACGAGCAATATATAATGTTAGTGATACTGATTTTAATCTAAGCCAATTTGGATTATTTTTAAGCAACGATACATTGTTTATGACCATACACATAAATTCAAGTGTTAAGACTCTAGGTAGAAAAATTCTATCAGGCGATGTTGTTGAGTTTCCCCACATGATGGACGAATATGCACTAAACGATTATAGCGTTGCATTAAAAAGATTTTATGTAGTCGAAGATGTTACTAGAGCAGCAGAAGGATTTTCGCAAACATGGTATCCGCATCTATATAGAGTTAAACTAAAACAGATTGTTGATTCACAAGAATACAACGAAATATTAGACTTGCCGTCTGGCGACGAAGAAGGAAATACATTAAGAGATGTATTAAGTACTTTTGAAACAGAAATGCAAATTAGTAATGCAGTAGTTGCACAAGCCGAAGTTGACTCGCCTCTTAGTGGATATGATATAAGTCATTTTTATACTTTACAAGTAGACGAAAATGGCAATCCAGAAATTGTACAAGCTGACTCTGCAGATTTAGACGCAAGCAGTGGCATTACAGCAGACCGAATAAACCAAAAACCTGATCGATTTGGATACAAAGGGTATTTACTAGGCATCGATAGTATTAACGGAGAAGTGTTTGGCACTGGTATATCTTTTCCAGAAGATAATGCCAATGGAGATTATTTCTTAAGGACTGATTATATGCCTAATCGATTGTTTAAATTTACAGGCGACAGATGGACAAAAGTACACGACGGAGTACGAACTGAAATGTCTAATACCGATTCAAAACGTAATCAAGTTTCTACGTTTATTAACAACACACGCACAAATGTAATTGGCGGTGAGACTATAAACGAAAAACAAAGTTTATCAAATGCACTAAAACCAAAGGCAGATAATTAATGGAATTCTTTTATGATGGCCAGATAAGAAAATACTTGACACAAATTATTCGTGTAATGGCAGGATTTAGTGTGCAAGACGGTACTGGAAAATTAAAAAGTATCCCTGTAACTTATGGCGACTTAACAAGGCAAGTTTCGAGTATCATGCGAGAAAACAGTGAAAATAAACTACCTACTGTTCCTCGTATAAGTGTGTATATTACAAATTTAGAAATAGATAGAACCAGAACTAGCGATGCTACCTTTGTTGACAAAGTCAATATAAGAGAACGTGCATACGATGAAAACAACAACGAATACTTAAACACACAGGGTAAGAACTATACTGTTGAAAGATTGTACCCGGCACCATTTAATTTAAGTGTAAATGTAGATGTATGGGCAAGCAATACAGAGCAAAAACTTCAAATTTTAGAACAAATCTTAGTTCTATTTAGACCAAGTTTAGAATTACAAACCACAGATAACTATGTTGACTGGACTAGTTTAACAGTGTTACACTTAACTGATATTAGATGGAGTAGTAGAACTATTCCTGTAGGCATTGATAATGAGATCGATATATGCACTATGAGTTTTGAAACTCCAATATTTATAACACCTCCGGCTAAAGTTAAAAAGCTCGGAGTTATTACTAGTGTTATTGCTAACATGTGGGACGAAGATAAAGGCACAATTGATTTAGGGTTAAGTATGCCCGAAATGACAGCATACGAAGAAGAATTACCGCCTGTTGAAAATATTGTAAAGGACGACGGCTCTCTATCAACTGTAACACGTATAGATACTACACTAGGCGGCAGATCTACTGTGCCTAACTCGTATCGCGATTACGGAGTTTACATAGAAGGAACTAGTGGAAAGTTAATCAACGGCACAACAGTAGGAAATGTAAGTTGGCGCTTGCCAGTTGAATCGTATCCTGGAACTTATATTGCAGATGTTAGCGAAATACGTTTAAGAACCGGCAGCGGATTTATTGTAGGCACATTTACTATAGATCCAAATGATGAGTATGTAGTTAGTATTACTTGGGATTTAGATACATTGCCTACAGGAGATATTGTAAGCGGTCCTGCAAGAGATTCAAATAGCTGGACAAGTTTTGATAAAATAATTGACCCGAGTACATATAACCCAACAGCAGATAAAGTATCTGGATTTAGAGTATTAACACTTGGCGATATTAACAACAGTAGTAGCGTAGGCGATGCAGGATACGATGGACCCGATGCATGGAAAAATAGTAATAATACTGACTTTGTTGCAGATGCAAACGATGTTATTGAGTGGGACGGGTCCAACTGGAATATTGTTTTAGATAGTTCTGAAACTACTGATAGTATTAACCAAAAGAATCTTACAACTGGAATAATATACAAATGGTCAGGCAGTGAATGGTTGCAAGCATTTGAAGGTGAATATCCAGTTGGCACATGGGAAATATATCTCGATCCATAACTATGTGTATGAAGAAGATAATATGTAGCGGTGCACTATTTTATACATTAGATACCAACAGATTTTTGTTATTGCATAGAGCACAAAGTAAACAAAATAACGTATGGGGTTTAGTTGGCGGTACCAACGAAGATAAAGAAACTCCGTGGGAAGGATTACAAAGAGAGATAGAGGAAGAAATTGGGTTTCTTCCAGATGTCAAAAAAACTATTCCGCTTGAAAGTTTTATCAGCAACGACGACCATTTTCAATTTCATACGTATCTTTGTGTAATCGATAAAGAGTTCATACCATTATTAAACAATGAGCATAATGGTTATGCCTGGGTAAGTTTTAACAACTGGCCAAAGCCTCTCCATAGAGGTGTACTAAGTACCTTACAAAGCAAAACCAATCAACAAAAATTAAAGACTATTTTTGAAGTTGTTAAATTTATCGTTTAACCATTCAAAATCATTAATCTTTGTTAGCGCATCGATGTTGCCTATATTATCAATACCGTATTGTTTTCCTGCTTTTGCTCCAGCTAATGCTGCGGTTCCAAATGGCTTGTCTTTGCCCCTTGTGCACCATGCAGTTAATCTAAATTCGGTTTCGTCGTCTAGCTGACCTTTGATTGTTTTACTACTAAGTTTTACACACTCCCTAAATGCACTACGCCATGTACTAAATTCGTCTGTATTAAATGCAGTGATATTACTAATTTTATTTACAGTTTTAAAATATTTACTAATACTCGTAGTCATGTCTGCAGTCGATGTATCCATATTTAATGTAAGTTCTTTTGGAAGTAACTTTACGCCGCCGTAACCATAAATTAATCCGTTGATAGGATTTTGACTTTTCCACACATGAACTGATTGTTTGCTAGTAGGATCATAGTAAGGAACATAAAAGTCAAAATCAAAGTTATCGACTAGCTGTGCATCGCCGTCAACTACATAAAACATTTCTGTAGTTGCAAGTTTTGCTGCTTCTATATGTGCTTGATGTATTCCTTTAACTCCGTGAATTCTTTTTACATTGGAATACTTTTTGCAAAGTGCTGCATAGTTTTCATCTGCATTAGGTTCATTATAACTTATGAATACAACATCATACAAGAGTGGAGTGCTTGCTATAATATCGTACTGTTTTTTATTTGTAAGAAATCTCATATCGATTTCTTTCTGTGTAATGTGACATTGCTTGCTTACTAAACTAATTCCGTCCCAACTATTTCCATTCTTAAAAACATGGTTTGTTTTTCTTTCAAAAGTTTTAGAATGATCAAAATACATATCAAAGTTAAAATTTAAGTCGACTTGAATGTTATTAGGAATCATCCAAAACATTTCAGTTGTTGAATTGTTAACTGCATATTGATAGTCATTGTAACTGGTGATTTTAAATTTATCGTAGTTAATAGGACCAGAAGCTACAATATTCCATTCCTTGCGTTCGGCTAGTAATCTATATTCAATTTCTTTTTGTGTTAGAGGTTTGTTTGCAGATAGTAAAAATAACCCATTGTAATAAGTTTGATCGTCGACTTTATGTACAAATGCATGATTAATAGTTCTATCATAATTGTTGTAATGAGGAAAGTATAAATTAAAATCAAAATTATCGCATATTTTAATGTTTCGAGTACTTGCCCAAAACATCTGGGTTGTTGTACTTTCTAATGCATTTAAATAATCGTCATACGATTCTACTATAAATTTATCATAGATTTTTGGTGTACTTGCTACAACATTTAAATCTTTTTTATTTACATAAAATCTGTTTTCAATTTCTTTTTGTGTTACTGGCGTATGCTTACTAAACAACACAATACCGTCAGTGTGTGTACCATTTGCAAAAACATGATTAATCTTTCTGTCGTACTCGTTGTCGTGTGTAAAATAATAATCAAATTCAAAATCAATTGCAACTTGGACATCGCTTGGAACGCCCCAGAACATCTCAGTTTTTGAAGTGTCTAATGCATTTATGTAATCGATATAATTGTTAATTACAAATCTGTCATACTTCACAGGACGACTTGCAATAACATTCCATTCTTTAGCATCAACTATGTGTCTAAATTCAATTTCTTTTTGTGTAAGTAGCTTGTGCTTACTGTACAAAAATACGCCATTGCGGTATTCCTTGCCGTTTGCAATGTGTATAAAGTTGTGATTGTTTTTTCTGTCGTACTCGTTGTCGTGTGTAAAATACAAATCAAAATCAAAATTTCTTATATCTATATTTTCGGTATATCCCCAGAACAATTCGGTATCCGATTCTTCCAACGCTATCAGATAATCGTCGTAGTCTTCGATGATAAATCTATCGTATAATATATTACAACTAGCTGCAATTTCCCATTGCTTAACTTCTGCTAAATGTCTGTATTCAACTTCTTTTTGTGTTAGCAGTGTGTGTTTACTACATAAAAATAATCCGTTGTAAAACACTTCGTTGTCGACAATATGCTGAAATGCATGATTAATTTTTTTATCGTAAAAGTTTGTAAAATCAAATGTCATAGAGAAATCAAATGATTCAGTCTCGATGTTACGAGAAGACATCCAAAACATTTCTGTTTCGCAGTTTTCTAATGCTTGTAAATAATCTTCATACGTATCAATTAAATAAATTTTATACTTTTTATTTTTACTAAGAATATCGCTGTGTTCTATACGTTCAACAGGATGCCTGTATTCAACTTCTTTCTGTGTGAGCCGTTTGTGCTTACTGCACAATATTAATCCGTTATACGAAACATCATTATTATCTTGGTGTAAAAATACGTGATTTTGTTGTCTTAGATTTCTATCGTGATGACTAAAATAAACATCGGACGTGTGCACATACATATCAATATGTGTTCCACTCATCCAGAACAACTCACTAGAAGTTGTTTCTAATGCTGTTAGATAATCTTTATATGTATCTATTTTGTATATAGGAAACATAGCTGGATGACTTGCAACAATGTTCCATTCTTTTTTATTTGCATAGAATCTATAATCAACTTCTCGTTGATCTACTTGTATATTTTTACTAAACAAAACAATGCCGTCGTATGATTTTCCGTTGGCAAAAACATGTGTTATACTTCTGTCGTATGTGTTGTGATGAGTAAAGTAAATATCAAAATTGAAATCTGATGTAACTTCGATATCGCTAGGTATTCCCCAAAACATTTCAGTTGTACTACGCTGCAATGCTAGTTTGTAATCAGCATAGTTGTTTATTACAAACTGGTCAAACTTTTTTGGCTGACTGTAAATCTCCGGGTGTTCTTTTTTACTTGCATAAAATCTATGATCGAGTTCTTTTAGTGTTACCGGAGAATGTCTGCTAAACAAAACAACTCCGTCGTATTCGTCATTGTTTAAAAATACATGGTTAGTACGCCTGTCGTATTGATTATGATGATCAAAATATAAATCTAATTCTTTACATAACTCTATATCGTCTGGTACAAACCAAAATAAATCACTTGTTTCGTTTTCTAAAGCATGCGTATATTCCTCAAACGTTTTAAAATTGTAAACAGGATATAGTTTAGGGTCACTTGCACGTATACTTATTTCTTTTTTGTTTGCATAAAATCTATGATCAAGTTCTCTTTGTGCAGGATTGTATTGTTTTGGAAATAATGCAATACCATCAAATCTTTCTGGAGAGCCATTTCCAAACACATGAACATATTTAAAACTCCAGTCATCGGGCCTGTATGTAAATTTAAAAAACTCACTTACTTCAACATCATTCGGAACTAGCCAAAACATATCAGTAGTTGACTGTTGCTTTGCTTGCTCAAAAGTCATATTATAAAATACGTCAAACTTGTCTTTGCCGCAATATACATCGTAATATGCAGCAATATTTTTATGCTGAACTGTTTCTACTGGAGTAGTTTTAGTAGGAACTAACTTGACTTTACTCCAGCTTTTAATACGTTTGCTGCCTTTGAACACATATGGAAACGTATGCCGTGCCGGTAGTTCATTTAATGCTGGACGAAAGTGCCAAGGAAAGCTGTCTAATATGTCCAAACTTTTGTCAATAATCCATACATAGTCGTCTTGCTCTGCATACTGACTAGCTATACTTTCGTCAACTGTGTTGTCTGTGTAGTGCACAGGATAGATACTTAAAAAGTGATTTTTTAAGATATCTTGGCCGTTATATGTTTTCTTGCCAAACTTTTCAAACTTATCAAATGCTGTACTCATTGTGTATCTTTTAACCTAAATGACTTTGTTCCGTAATGTGCAACTTCGTGGCTTAACTCTGCATCGATGTATATTTCAAATCCTGCTGAGCCAGCTGCATCACAAAAGTATATATCTTCTCCTGATAGATCATCTATATCTTTGTTGTAATGATAATTGTGCCAAGGTTTACCAATATAATTGTAAACTTGTGTATCAACTAACATGCATCCCATTCCTACAGCATAGACTTTGTGAAGTCCGTGTACTGCACTAAATCTATCTTCAATATCCTCGGCACTGCTGAATCCGACCGACTTGTACGGCGGTACTCTAGTACTATACGCTGCGGCAACAATATGTTTTTTATGTTTAAGTAATTTGATTGCAACGCCTGCTGGTACATGCATGTCGCTATCAAGCCATAAGATGTGTGTTGCATTACATTCAAGAGCTTCGTGAACAAGTGTATTACGCTGTTGTGCTATAACACTTCCAAGATTAAACAATACTACATAATCAATTTTAAGTCTTGTTAAATGACTTGTAATATTGCTAAGACTTAATGCAAATCCAGTGTGCACAGTATCTCGTGCAGGGACACATATTGCAATTTTTGTCATACAATTTTATCTGTAATCACGTCTGCTTTAATTGCTTGTTCTGCTGCAACAGTAAATTGATTAAGGTCGTTTGCACCTTTAACTGCAACTTTAACAGCTTCTTGAAAATCTTCTTTTGGTAGCGAGCTTGCTGCTAGCATATTTTCTGGCTGCACTTTTCCAATTGTTAGCAAATCTGCTGCCATTATATTACCAATAACTTGTACCCAGTGATAACGTTCGTCGTCTTTAGGAATGTCCATTGCAGCAATTGCAGTTTTAACTGCTGTTTCTTCTGCTTCAGTAAGTTGAGTTGAGATGCTTTCTAGCTTGGAAAGTTTTCTTTGCACAGTATACTCTTGTGCTAAGTCAATATTAATGACTTCGTAAAATGTTTTCATAGTATGCTCCTGTTTATATTCCTTGTCCACCAAAGGTAGAACTCATATTAATTGTAGTACCTGATGAAATACCCAAGTAAGTCCCGAGAGTTCCAAGAACAAATGACGCTGATTGTCCTTCGCCAACAAAGTAAGTGTTGATCTGTGTCATTGTAACTGCTGAGCCTGTTGCAGGTATTGCCATTGTTGGTCCTATTTTAACTATTGTAACATGTTATTTACGCTGTGTCAAGAGTAGAAGCCACAATTCGTGGCTTCTACTGTGTTATTATTTATCTAGTAGTTTTTGTACCATTTCTTTGAGCTCTGCAATCTCTACAGCTTGTGCTTCAATCTTTGCATCTTGCTCTTTGATAGCTTCGATAAACAGCGGTGCTAGTTTTTCGTACTTGACGGTTAAGTAGTTTTCGCCACTTCTACTACGCAATTCATGCGAGCCAGTAGCAACACCGTTTTCGTCTCTATCCCAATCTGCATCAAACGGAGCAAGTGCAACCGCTTGTGGTAATACTTTTTCAACTTGTTGAGCAAGTACACCAGCTTCGTCTTTTCTGCGTGTTGGGAAGAAGCCTACATCTTCTACCATGTCTTTCCAGTCGTAGAACACACCGTCTAGTGATTTGATTTTTTCTAGTGCGTTGTCGATTGTACGAACATTTTCTTTTAGACGTTCATCTGAGCCATATGCAGTAATCTCTGTACGTGCATTAATACTGCCGCCTGTGGTCATGTTGTTGTTGGTTACGTTGATTTCTAATGGCCAACGTCCGTCAACTTGTGTCCAACTTGTGGCATCATTACCGCCGCGAAGTATGTAGAAGATGCCGCCATTTTGATGTAACATACTAACATTAGCATCAGTATCACGCATATAGATAGTCGGTGATGCATTTCTAATGTAATGGTTTTGATTTGCAGTAGTTGTGCTACGCAAGAAGCCAGTACTGTCAATGCCATCCAGTGTGTTTGCATCGTCGGCACTAATTCCTGTTAGTCCGCTACCGTCTCCAGTAAACAAGTCAGCAGTAACGCCTCCTGTGATGTTAATACTACCTGCACCACTTAATGTGCCACTAAAGCTATCATTTGCATCACTGCGCAACAAGCTAGCACCTTGAATACCATCAACTGTATCAGCATCTAGTCCTGAGCTTGCACCGTCATTGCCAGCGTGCCAAATTGTATTGCCTTGCCATGTAAATGTAGTACGGTTCATACGTAGCCATGTTGTAAATGCTCCGCCACGGTCAACTAAGTCGTAGTCACCAAACACAATTGCTTCAGTACCGTTGTCATCAGCAGTTGATATTCTCAGCTCACCTGCATTGCTTGCGCCTAGCCACTCAATGTGTGCATCGTCACTTGCTGCTTGACCTGGACCAAATTTAATAACATTAACACCTGATGTATTGTTGAGTGTTAACTGACCTGTCATTGTACCGCCAGTTGTTTGGATAAATCCTGTACTATCAATACCGTCTAGCGTCTCTGCATCAACGTTGGTTAGTCCGCTACCGTTACCAGTAAATGTATTTGTACCAATATTAATGTTGCCAAAGCCACTAGTAATCTGTCCTGCATCTAGTGCACCTGTTCCTGTAAGCCCACTATAGGTTCCACTTAGTCTTGCAGCTGGAAGAGTACCACTTCCAACATTGCTTGCATTAAGAGCAGTAAGTCCGCTACCGTTGCCAGTTGCTGTGCCGCCAAAGTTGATGTTCTTTGCAACACTTAGGCCGCCGAGTAGTCTTACAGCACCATTGGAAGAAGTTGTAGCTTCTGTGGTATTACTAAATGTCTTGATGCCACCCATTGTTTGGTTGCCACCTAGACGTGCGCCTGCAACTGTACCAGTAGTAATGTTGCTTGCGTTTATAGTAGTAATGCCGCTGCCGTTACCAGTAAATATACTTGTACCGATATTAATGTTGCCGAAGTTTGTACTAATACTACCGGCATCTAATGCGCCTGTTCCTGTAATGTCCAACTGGTGTTGTGTAATACTACTAGATGCTACTCTTGCATCCGGAACAGTTCCTTGATTTAAGTTGCTTGCATTTAGTGCTGTTAGTGATGTACCAACGCCTGCAAATCCTGATGTGCCGCTAAATTGGAATGATGTAGTAGTTACTCCAATGTTTACTCCTGGGATATCCAATGTTGTGTTATTGTCATTACCAATCTGAATTGCATTACTTGTACTATTTGCAGATAAGTTAATATTGTATCCAATAATAACATTGTTTGATCCAGAAGACAACACGTTGCCACTTAACGCACCAACTACGGTATTGTTTCCACCTGTAACAATTTCCAATGCTTGTAAACCAATTGCTGTGTTATTGTCACCTGACGTACTATTTGACATTGTTTGCGCACCAACACTTGTGTTGCCGTCGCCGTTGCTTGTTCTTTGTTCTTGGCTATCAGCGCCTATTGCAGTGTTGTTGTTTACGCCGGTTGCAGCACTCAGTGTAGCAAATCCTAGTGCAGTGTTGTTATCACCTGATAGTGCACCAGACATTGATGTTCCACCGATGCCAGTGTTGTGACCAGCAGTAGCAGTTAAGTTTTCACCGTGGCCAACCATTAAGTTTGTAGCGCCGCTTGCGCCGCCACGTCCTACATTAAAGCCGTGTACTACAAGATCACTAGTAAATGTTTTTCCTGTTTGACTTGTTGGCAATCTAGCA